TTGCCGAAAATAAAATAAGTTTTCGTACCAAACGGTTCCAGTTGAATTGTATCTCCTACTTGTGCGTCTCTGTACAAAACCTCCCACGTTTTTTCTGTTTCTGTTTTTAAGATACACATAAGTGAGGAATTGGTGTGCAAGTTTAAGCGCACATCCGCTAGAAGCGTCCAATCAGGTCTAAACGGAGAGTATTCTTCTACATTGCCATTGGCTTCTGCGTACATGCGTATATAGCCACCGTCCTCAGTAAAATCTGCTTCAAGAGTGTTTTCTTCTTCTGGAGCAATCGTCTTTAAATAAGCAGCATAGTTTTTCGTGTACTGTTCTGGGATCGGATTATCTTTACCCCATGTAAACTCAAAATCACAAGTACCGTGGGTCATTATCTGACAAGCGGCATCTTTCGCCATAAATGGATTATCTGGATGTATGACAAGTTCCATCGTTGGTGTGATTATAGGAAGGTCCTCTACAGGACGGCTGTGATGCATGGGCTGGGTTGTAGAAACCACCTGAGAAACAAGAATCTCGTTTTCGATGTTTTCCATTTTATCCCAAACGAAAGACTGATCGCCCACATAAATTGGATGCGGCATTAAAGTTCCTCCGCTTCTTGGGCATCTCGAACTACAGTGCCTGGATTCTCATTGACATCAAACGTAGACCCAATAATCGAACCAGAGTTCTCGGGTATAGCTGTCGCAAGCTCCGCTTTATAATCAATAATAAAACGAGAAATATTGTTTTTAGTATGCTCAATATGGATAGTTCCATCCACGTTTTCAGCGACGGGTACTTCTATCTTATGTTCTGTTCCACCATGAGAAAAAACAACCACATAGGTTTTTGCCCGTCTAACATAATCTATAATCTTATATGTACTCATTTCCGTTCCCACTGAGTATCCCGATAAGTACTGGGCATTGCTGCGTGACGACGTTGATTTAAGTTTCGTCTCAGTAACTCATCGTTTGAAAATGCCCTTATTTCAGGCTTTTTATCAAAGCCTCTCTTAAAGGGGATTGCCTGTACGATTGGTGTCCCTGGAGGAATTATATAAGAGCCGTCCTCTTTTGTCACGAAAGATGGAAAGTTAACATTCGCCTCATGTTTATCTGTTTCAACAATACCCGACATGGGTGTGAAGAACTCCTGCTCCCTGTTCAAAAGCGGCGTAAACAAAGTTGACCAGCCCGGTGGAGTCTTCATGTGCCAGTAGTTTATGAACTTCAAAGGCGGCTTTGGCAGATCAGGATGCCCTTTTATCTGTTCATTTGAATGAGGTTCAATAACAGATCTGTCAAATTCTGTGTACCACGACACCCCTTCGCCGTTATTTGAAACTACTATGTTTATCTCTGCTACCGTAGGTATCAGCCAACCCGATACCATCGCATCCAAAACAGGAGGGCATCTTTTTATTGTGCGCTGTTTTACCTTTGTTTCTTCATGATCGTAAAAAGAATCAAGCTTTTTAAACCATTCTGGTATTACGGATCTTGCTGGAATAGGTTGTGGAATAAAGTCTAGTAAGTCCGGCTCCGTGCGAAACAAGACTTTCGGTTCCTCCTTATTAAAAAACAATTTTTACTGCCTCCCCCATGTAATTACTGCTTGACCATTAGACGGAACTGTCACGGCAATTGCCTCCTGTGCAACAGTCAGTCTCACATTAGTGTTGTTTGTGGTTCCAGCGGAACCTGGATTTCCAGCGGAACCTGGATTACCCGATCCACCCGCGCCACCAGCGTTAAAATTACCGTCGGCACCAGCACTTCCCGGGCTTCCATTCGAACCGGGGTTACCGCTGTTACCGCCAGTTGCTCCGCTTCCATTGTTACCGTTACCGCCAGTGTTACCACTTGAGCCGGAGTTACCGCTGTTACCAGGATTTCCGAAACCACCTCTTCCACCCGCTTCACCGTTTGCGACATTTGCAGAAGAGTTTCGTGGATTTCCTGCGGCACCCGCATTTCCAAAATTATTAGTATTTCCGCTGAAGTTACCCCCAGTTCGTGAGCCTCTAGCGTTTTCACCACCACCAGCACCACCAAAACCAGCAGATCCTCCATTGCCTCGGGAGCCACCGCTACCGGCGGAGCCTGAGTTACCGCTACTGCCGGGGTTGCCTGAGTTTCCTGCGCTACCACCAGTGCCAGCACTACCATTGGTACCTGAGTTTCCAGCATTACCATCTGCCCCAGGATTGCCTGTTCCTGCGGCACCAGCGGCACCCCCTGTTCCTCCGGCACCTCCATTTCCACCAGCACCTCCAGCGGCACTTAAATTGTTTGCGTTTCCAACAAAAGAGGTTGTGCCCCCTGTGTTACCATTAGCACCAGCATTACCATCGCTACCCGCAGTTCCAGTGGTTCCATCTGCCCCAGGATTGCCAGAACCACCGGCACCCCCAGGATTAGCACCAGTGCCATTATTACCAGGATTGCCATTAGCACCGGCAGTTCCTGGGTTACCACTAGAACCACCACTTGCGTTTCCTGAATTGCCGTTAGAACCTACATTCCCATTGTTCCCAGCATTGCCTGGGTTACCAGCTACGGGTCCATTACCCAAAAGAGGTAGCGTTCCGACAGTAAAAGCTGCTGCTCCCGCACCACCAGAACCACCATTCCCTCCACCAGAAGCAGAACCACCAGAACCCCCCGGGTTGCCGTTTTGATTGACGCTAAATCCCGTTTTAACTAGAACTCCTGCGCCTCCGCCATAGCCGCCTCCGCCACCGCCTCCTTTTCCAGCATTCCCTGGATTGCCAGAATTACCTGGATTGCCAGCACCACCAGCACCACCATTCCCTCGTGCACCATTATTACCAGAATTACCTGGATTGCCGGCGTTACCGGCACCACCAGCATTCCCTGCGGTGCCACCTGTCCCAGCCGTGCCAGGATTACCAGCCGTGCCATCAGAACCGTCATTACCAGTGGCACCAGCATTACCAGTGGCACCAGTTAATTGGACATTTACTACATGTATTCCGGGAGGGAGGTTAAATGTTCCGCTTGAGTTAAAGGTTTCAGATGCCCCTGGGTACAAGGGATCGTACCTAGTGGCAGTTCCAACCGAGGGCATTTAACTGACCTTTTCAACAAACGTTAAAAAATCTTCGGGAAGATCATCCACATTGGTGACATACATTCTTTTTCGATATGCATCAGAACCATCTTCAGCTTCCCAAAGAACTTGATCAAAGATCAAAACTGGGGCGGCATCGAAGATAATTTTATTTCCGCTGTCATCCTCAAACCACGTTGAAAGCGGATGCAAAGCATCTGCAATATCTTCCGAAGTATATGTCAATATAACGGTGTTTATGTCCCTAGAAGTTAACCAAGAAAGCATTTCTGTGGACGCTGCTTGGCCTCTCTCTATAGTAACATGTAAATTATCATATCTAATTGTCATCACTACGCCTCATAAAACGATAAACTAACGTAAATATCTGTATCGCCTTTAATCAACAACGCCGTGTAAATTGTGCGTTTATTAGCTGTAGCATTTACAGCGGGTAGTGTAGACGAATTATTAAACTTGAGAGCAAAACCTGACGGGGCAGTCATAGCAAATGTTCTAGATCCAGTTCCGTCTTGTCGCACAATGATAGTCAGTGCTCGAATACTGCCCGAAGACAAGTCATTTGTGTTTGGAAGCGTAAGATCAACGTTACCCGTTAAGGTTAGATCAAGGTTGTTTATGGTGTTATCGACTGTAAGACTGCCTGTAGCAGAGGTGTTCGCCGTGATGCTTTCTTGAAACGAATCTAACTCAACGTTCGTTAGCTTGCCGTTCGCTAAGTTCAAAGCATCGTCTGTGTCTTTGATTGCCATGCGCTCGGCAGCGTTAGTGCAAAAAACGGTTTTTGCTCCTGCACCCCAGTTAACAGCAGACCCTGAGTTCGAACTTTCGAGTATAGTTGCCCGAGTCAAAGTTGTGCCGGAAGCGGTATACACACCAATCCCAACTTCAAAGTCTGTGTCGTCTGTTATGCAGTAATAAGTGCTGTTTCCATCTCCGATAACGGAGAAAGACTGAAAGCCTGTTTCGGCTCCGCCAAGCGTTAAAGTCCCCGTACCAGTGGTAGTTGTGGTTTCTTTGACACGGTCTTTTACGACGGCAATAGCCACAACAACCTCCTAGGCAATTCTAATAATCGCGTTGCTAGAGTCTGGAGAAGAACCGCCGGGGAACTGAACTACGAAATCACCGGATGTTGAGGATTTATCGGCACCAAAATCAAGCACACAGACAGTCGGATCACCACTTGCACTGTCGTTAAATATCAACGCTCCCCTTGCCGTGATCGTAGAAGACGAAAACGTTACGTCATCAAAGTCACAGATTGCAGTTGTACCAGACGCAACTGGTGTTACAGAAGTAAGAGCCTGACCTTTTGCGGTGTAGCCTGTACCAGAAACCTCGTTTGATGTCGTATAGGCAGTGGTAGCCGCATCCAGGCTTGCGGAACTTGTGTACAAAGCTAAATTGAACGTGTTGCCACTACTTGCAGTAAAATTATGTACAGCCTTCAGGAGTTCAACCTTGAATGATGTGCACATGGCTTGAGTAATAGACATTATAGTCTCCTTAAAAATTCAGCGACATCTGGATGTCCAGCGTCTCGGATAATATTATATACTGTTGTTCTATCACTTTTTACCGCTTGTCGCATGTAAAAAACCAAGATAGGTCTGATTTGATCTTTAAAAGCATGTGCTTGATCTTTTATAGCTGGAGGCGCGGTATCAGCAACGCTGACTATCTTTTCAAGACAATGTTCCGCAACCTCTTCAACAGTGAGCCCACGGTTGTTGGTTGTTACTACGTTTACAATAGGGTCTTTCGGAAGATCTAAACTTGTTTCAAACATTTATGACTTCGGCCTCCTTAACAACCCGTTGTAGTATGCATCACCAGTTTGTTTGGCTTCACCAAGGTCTTTTAAACGAGCTATCGCTTGCATGAATTTTTGATCATAGTTCTGAATGATGTCTGCCTCACCCTTCATGAATGTATATGCTTCAATCAGTGACCCATACAACATAGCGAAAGGCGCATTCGTACTCAGCCAAGTAGTGCCTGAATCAGCACCGGCAGTCAGGCTTGTAGGGCGATAGAAGTAGTGAAGCTCCACTTGGTAACCTGAATCTGGAGTAGGAGCTAAAATAAAGTCACTTGACGTAAAAGCAGCATAATACTCAGGCACCCCGGTGGTAGAACTATTTGGGTTATAGTCCTCAATAAAGTTTACGTCTTTCATAAGAAGAAAGTTTTTTGACCCTGAAGTTGTAACAGACAACGAATACGAGGCTAAATAATCGTCTGGCATAGCAAGAAACCTATTGCTAGCCGTTAGATTAGTGGTCACGTTTTTTCTGAAAAACTCCAACTGTACAGTTTCAAATATACGCTGTTCAGCATTTTTGATGAAAATCGAAAGATTGTTTACGAAAGTAGTTTCCGAGTTTTCAGTGTAATCCTGTATAGCCGTTTTTAATTCTGTAAATGTAAAGCTCATGACGTTGTTACCGTTACTTTGCCAACTGACGCGGTAGCTTCAAGACTAAGACCGCCTACTGGCTTAAACCCAAAATATGTATCCGCGTGTGTTTCTGGTCGTGGATTACGAATAGCCTCTGAGTCAGTTACGTTTCGAGGCGGTGTTAGTTGAGGATGTTTTGATTCATACTCGTCAGGCCCTACCAGCAAGCCGTTCCATTCTCTTCGCATCTCACGCAAACGGTATCGGAATCCTGATCGATCCGATATGCCGTAAGCCTTTGATCCTGTCGCAAAACGAGCCATTAGTTCACCCTTAGATAATCCAAGCTAGGTGTTAGACGAGTAGGCACTCGGTCCTGGTCTTCATCAGAAGCACGTTGGAACTCTTCTTCGTAAATGGATTTTAGAAGCTGAACACGTTCCGGTGCTTTCTTGACTGACAGGTAATACGCAAGACCCGCAGCCATACAGGGTAAAAATCTAAACGGTGCATCCAAATTATTGATCGCCGCATCAGCGTCCTGAATACGCTGAATGAAATAGTACCTTAGTACATCTGTGCTGTTTTCTGGGGCGGGCCAAACATTAATCTTAGGCGTAACTTGTTTATCTACAAAGATAGACGACGGTCTGCCGGTTGTGGCTTTGTTTGGTAGGTTTTGATAATCAGATCTTGAGATACGCTGTACTTGAAAGTCTGTGTTGTTTCTACGAACAACCACCTCAAGCAGATCTACAACATCAGATGTCAGTGTGTACTCCGTGGTTCCTGCGGTAAGTGCTTGTGTTCCAAGCTGAACCGTCCAAAGATTTACCCCACGATTTGCCCAATCTGCAAACATTAGGTTCAAAGACCTACGCGCAGTTTTTGCGTCATAGCCTGTTTTTACCTGAAGACCACAGCGTTCATATGCTTCTTCCACAAGCTCTGCTACATCCAGATCAAAATCTCGTGAATTTGAAGTTGCCATCAGTCTTCCTCGTTATACAAATTATCAAAAATTTTGTTCACATCCAGAGTGTAATCAAGGTCACTCTTGGAATAGTGAATGTGTGCAGACGGTTTGAAATCTGGGGCACCCTGTCCTGTTTCAAACCATGCTGGATGTGTTACTCTAACACGGTTATTCGGAAGTGCCACTATATTTCCTGTCCATTCTCCTGCATCTAATAAATGCATAACATGGCTCTGCTTGTGTTGAGCAGGGTCATCTGCAATCTCGTTTTCTGCATAATCAACGGTAAACAAGTACTTTGCGGGGTACATTTCTCCATCTATTTTCGCCAACCAGGGACATGGTGTGGCTCTATCTAAAACGTAAACAGAATGATTATGAGAGGAACAATCCCATGGTTGCGCGTTATGCACTGCCATAGGTTCAGGCCACTCCTCAAGTGGCTCGTCTGCAACAAGAGCGGTTATAGGCATTCTTGCCCACATTGCGCC